AGCTGAGAGGACATGGCGTACATGTTGCCGATAGAACCATCTGGGTTCATGCCGTTTCCGGAGTTGGTTTGACGTGAAGTCCAGATTGAAATAGCCACCATGAGAGCGGCTTCTTGAATAGCTGGTACTGTCGATGGGTCGAGGTAAGTCGATGCGGCTACTGTGGCGTATGGGTTGTAAGGATGATAAGGAGTATCGGTGAGATGGTCGGTAGTGATAGTGATTGACTTCTCGCCTACCGAAAGAATTGTCTTAGATCCGTTGAAATGCGCTCCGCCACCTGAGACGTTAATTGTCTGACCAATGTAGAAAGTTTTCTGAACGTTCTCATCAAAGTAAAGAGTACCCACTGTGCCTTGGTTTGAGTGACCGATAGCGAAAGAAGTGTTCGCCCATATGAAAGGAAGCAGGACGTTATCTGCTGCGTCGCAGACCTCTTGTAAGGTTGCATCCGCATAGAGAGTGCCAACACCGAGAGCGGTGCGTAGCTCGGCTACTGTTGTTAGGCTCATTCTCTATCCTTTCATAAGACCAGCGGGGACGAAGGGCACGCCCCCGCTGGCGTTCTAATGGTGGTCGATTACGCTACTGCGAAACGACGTACGCCCTTACCTGACTTCGCGACGTAGAGTGCGAGGTATCCGTAAAGGTTGATCTCAATCTCGCCAGATGTAAGAACATTGACGCGAAGCTGAGTTGTTGGTGACTCCCACGCATAAACTGAAGATGGAGCAACCAAGAAGGCTGAGTCATCTGAGATACCTGATGCTGAGATGTTGTGATCGACGATGAGGTCTGTTCCGAGAACTCCACCGCGAACAGATGTAGCAACTGCGTTGCCTGCTGCGTTGTATGTTGCACCCTGTGCTGAGTAGAGTGGGCGACCTGTTGTATCTGCGTAGCCTGCGATTGCTGCCCACTGGTCTGTAGATGCGACGAGCTTGTTAGCGAAGTCTCCACCTGTACCCTTGTAAGCTGCTGCGCCTTCTACTGCGATGAAGGACTGGAGTCCTGCTGCAGTTGTAGCAACGTTAGTTGCTGCTGTACCTGCTGAGATGAACTTAGCGATAAGAGCTGCATCTGTAGCCTTCTCGTAAGCCTTGCGAAGCTCTGCCATCATGAGTTCCATGAACGCAGGTGATGAGCGATCTACAAGCTCGAATGAAACGCGCTGTAGTCCTGAGAACTTCTCAACTGTTACGGTATCGTAAGCAGAGGTCATACCTGTCTCAGATGGTGCTGCACCCTCGTTAGTGTCTGCAACTGTTGGCGCAACGTCTGCTGAAGATGCGTTGGTGTAAAGGCGTGGAACTGTGAAGCTCATGCCTGACTCTGTGAGAGCCTGACGAGTTACTGCCTCGAATGCTGGACGACCGGTGAAGGTGTCTGTGATAAATGTGTTGAGGTGCTGAGGGAGTGTGAGACCTGTGTTAGTAGATGTTGAATCATCTGCTGCACGGACTGTACGACGTGCCTCATCATCACCAAGGGCTGCCTTGATGTTGGCTTCGAGGTACTGAGCACCTGTGATTGGTGCAGTACGCTCCTTGACGTAGTGTGATGCTGCAACTGTTGGGCGAGCCGCTTCTACTGCCGCTGCTTCAACTGCTGGAGCTTCTACCGGTGTTGTGGTTTCTTCCACGACTGGCTCGCTTTCTGGTTGGGTTTCTTCAGCAGGGATGACTTCCTCTGCTGCGATCTCTAGCACCTGAGCCGACTTAAACGCTGGCTCTGTTACGAGAGAAACTTCTTTAAGTCTCGCGCTTGAGACTACTGTGTGACCGTCACGGCTTGGCTTTGATGCGATGATTTCTGCACCGATAGAAAGTCCGGATACTAAACCTTCTTGTGCCATAACTAGCGCATCGTTTCCGCCGGTTGAACGGCTTAACTTAAATGTTGCATAGATGCCATCTGGTCGTACTGTGGCTGTGACCATGCGACCGACTGGCTTCTTCATATCGTGCTGGCTAAGCAGCTTAATCTTGGATGGATCTTCAATCTCAATAGAACCGGCTTCGAATACAACGCCACCGAGGTTAGTGTTGCCGACTTCGCCTGTTCCCATTGGGACAATCTTGCCGCTGATTTCGCGACGTTCTTCGCTGCACTCAATCGAGGATGCTTCGATATATAGAGTCTCCATTAACTGAGTCCCTCGCTTCCGTTAGGTGTTAGGTCGGTCATTTCCATCGCTTGCTCTGGGGTGACCATTCCGAGAGCCAATAACTTCTCAATTACCTGGAGTTCGACTAGTGGGTCGTTCTTTAAGAAGGTGTCGAATACTGCAAAGCGCACCTCATGACCAGCAGTCGAAATATCGTTCATCGATAGACGGCTCTGGATAGCCTGTACATAAGGCTCAATAGAGAGTGCATAAAATTGCTTACGCTCATCCTGAACGTTGGCATAAGTCATGGTGGTGTTCTGATCTGCCGACAAGTAGTAAGCCGGGACGTTCATGGCGCGGGCAATCTGTGTCGAGAGGTTCTGAACCGCCTCGTTGTACATCATGTCCTTAGGTGAGAACGCGACTGGAGAATAATCAAGTGTTGAAGTGAGGTAAGCTGTAGAGTTATTCTGACGGGCACGCTTCCAAGCTGCGAGAAGTCCAGAGACCTCAGCAGCCGGTAGGTCTGCTCCTGAGTTCTTTAAGAAGCCCGCAGGTTGTGGGTTTGCTGAGTTCTGAGCTGCTGCACGCTCTACGTCAATCGCTGACTGGATGGTGCGAGATGCGCGCTCTAGTACGCCTTCATCAAAGCCTTGAATTGTAACAATGTCGTTCATGTCGATTGGTGCTGCATCGACGTAATACTGGGTGACCATGATGCCTTCAAGGTCTGTGGTAAATGTTACGCGGGCATTAGCAATCCACTCGAACGCAGATGGGCGACCATCCTCTGCATAACGCTCTGTGACGCGAAGGTAGGAGATGCCGTAGAACAAGAGAGAATCTACGATCCATGTAAGGGTTACGAATGATGGTTGGTTCTTTGCTAACTGGTTAATCCAACGAGGTGGAGCAATAACTTCGCCGGTGCTCTTGTTGTAATACTCTAGCGGGATAGATGCTACAGTTCCGCAGATAAGGTTGCGGGCACGAGCTACTGATGGAACGCTCATCGCATCCTTACGAGAGATGCGTGGGATTACATAGTTATAAATAGAGGGTAACGACTCGCCCATGACCTGAGGAGCGGCTTGCGCTTCGACTATTAGCGGCTTACGCGAGAAGATACCCATAGGGGTTAATTATACACTACTCGACGTAGATTCCCGCGCTTTGCTGTGGTTTTAGAAGTGTCGAAACTACCATCGCTGTTGCAATCGCTCCAGATATATCACCGGCACTCTTGCGCTTCACAATACGCCATGAGGAGTCATTGGTTTTAGCTGCGCAGTTATTCATCTGCTGTATCCAGCCCTCTTGTCCGCTATGCACCATGCGCTTATTGTCTAGCGCGTCCTTGAGGTCGGTACATGCCTGGTAGAACTGTGCTCCTGAAATATCTTGGAGTACCTGTCCGGCATTGGTAAGGCGATCTGCGATTGACTGGGTAGCGTAGCGGTCGAAGCCAATAGAACGCGGGCGGTACTGGTCTGCCCAGCCTTTTATGTCAGCTGCTATTTTAAGTTCATCGACTGAAACTTGGCTCTCCCACGTCTGTGCAAGTCCAACTCCAACTCGACCGTCCGGCAATATCTGACCAATAATGAGGCTCGCATTGCGGCGAGACGGGCTGACGTCGAAAGCGAATACCGTATAACGACCGGGTGCAATCTCGAGAGTAGAATCAGAACACTCCTCAAGGCTTCCATGCGTCCACGGAGAAGATAGAGAGTCAATCCACTGGCATAGTAACTCAGTGCGAGTGTTTTCGATTGGGCTAGTGGCGACTGCTTCTTCAAGGGCTTCCTCCGTGATGGTATATCCGAGCGCAGGGTTAGCCTGTGCCCAGCCGTTACGATCTGTAACCTTGCAATACTGGGGCGCTGAGTATTCATAGAACCCGAACGACTTAGGAGGGTTTTCTAGTGCTCTTTCACGCATTCCGTTGAGCACAAGCGAGAAAGCATCCCCTGCGTTACTTGTGAGGAGTGTCTGAGAGTTTGGTCTAGCGCGTGTAGTAGGGATAGCTGCTCGATAACCTTCTTCATTGACTTCTCTAAGCTCATCGATGTAGAGGAAATCTGCTGTTCTTCCGCGAGAGCCGTCTCGAGTTGCTGCAACGACGTCGAGGCGAGTTCCATCCAGCATTTCAATGCTTTCAGTTCCATTGGCATATCGAATCTGCTTAACGAGTCCCTTGAGGTGGTCATTGCTCTCCAATGCGTAGGCAACCTGCCTAAACGTGTCTAATGCCATCGAGCGGTTCGAGGACATGATCAGAATGTTCTTACTATCCCACTTTATCAGGTGGGCGAGGATAAGCATACGGGCTAGGTGGGTTTTACCGTTCTGTCTAGCGATAAGTAGCAGGTTAGTTTTGCGCACCCAGTTGCCATCTTTATCAACCGTCAGCATGTCCTTAAGAACGTGCTCCTGCCATGGGAGTAGCGGCATCTGGAGTATCTCGCAGAGCTGCTTTACGTCCTCGAGCTTGTTCTTACCCTTAAGAGGGATGCTGGAGAGTCGAGGCTTGATTGACCCCCTGAGCTTATGTTTTCTAACGGCTGGCATCGGGTTAGTTCTGGACTGGTTTGGCTAGAAATGGACTGGTCTGGGGAATCTCCGACCGTGTTGGGGAGAGATTGGAACGAAAATCAAGGGGGGTACGCATCTGCTCTAAAAAAACGCCCTGTGACTTCTTATTCTTGCGTGAGTTACAAGACTTGCACGCACTTACCATGTTGTTAATATCTACTGCTAACTCAGGTGCTTTGCTTACTGGTATCACATGATCTATCGTCATGTCCTTACCTTCATAGCCACAGTAGTAACACACCCACCCATCCATAGCCAGCTTCTTTAGCCTAATCTCTTTGTACTTACGGCTAAGGCGTGGGTCACCCTTCTTACTACTCATAGCTCCTCATAACAGTCATCACATAACAACCAATCACCTAGTGTAATCAGATCATCTATGAACTGAGTATCCTCACATCTAGTACATACACCAAACTCATCCATCGCACTCACCACCACATTCACACCCATCACAAGGGTATTCTTCACAACATTCACAATGCTCAACCATTACATAAACCTAGCGTCTATGAGCTTAGATATCGCGTTTATTGCAGCTAAGCAGATAGGGCAATTATCCTCATGCTTACAGTTGGTCATAATTAACTCAATTATTGCTATATATTCTTTGTTCATTATTGCCACCCTTTAGTGCGTAGATGGTGTAGAGCTGCACAATACATAGGCTCATCATACTCCGTAAGTCCATAACGGTAGGCTACATAGTCCCAATACTTCCAGAATTGCTGAATAGGGTGAGCCTTCTTCATTGACTCAATCTTGAGCTGGTAGAGCCCATAGGCTTGCTTAGTACCACCTATGTTACCTACTGCCTTCTCATCCCATCTTGATTCTCTATAGATGATCTCGTTATGGCATTGGTATTGCCTATCTGTTAATTGATTATCTGCTAATCGTAAAACCATCTTTTTCTTGCTTTGAGTGGCATCTATTTGCCCTGCTTCTAGTGGCGTAGAGCCAATAGACACAGCTATCCCAATAGAGATGGCTACCGAGCGAGCTAGCCGTGAGCGGCTCGCTCTAAGCCCCTGATGGGCTTTAGCCTGAATCGTACCATGGCAGTCAAGCACATTTGTAAAAGTGCTGGTCAGAGCGGCGTGTCGTTTCATGGAATCTCCTTATCAACAGCCTGTGGATAACTTTATGACTTTGTTGATAACTATCTATTGTCAGTTGAATAGAACCCGTTGCCCTTGAATATGGCAGCAGGGACGCTTGAGTAGAT